CGATTAACTCGCACGGGAAACGATCTGTCGCATTACTTAGGTCATAACAGTAAGACGGTCTGCCCTTTCTTGTAATAGAAAGTGCCTTATCCCCAATTTTATCATGGGAGTAAGTACCGTCTGAAGGTATGGCCCTTAATCCCTTCATGAGTGAATCATGAACTGGTTTAAGGAGTTCTTGTGTAAAGTAGTCACCTATAGCAATAACTCTGGTCTTTAGACCACCTTCCGGAAGGAAGGCAATCCTAGAATGTTTATATTTACCTCGAGATGACATAATTTTCTCATCAAGAGATAATTTAATAATTCTAGAGTACCCTTCGATGCTCTTAGTTAATGAGGAAGTAATAACTTTACTCATTTCTTTGACATTGTTAAGTACTTCTGGATCAGAAGTTAAAGCGTAGGCGTCTTTTAGTATAGTCGTCATCGACGGTCCGTTAGGACCGGATGATCCTCGGAGCAATATCTTTGATTCTTCCATCTTTGGCACAGGGTTTCTCTCTTTAAACAGAGGGAGAAACTCAAGCCACTTACTCTGCAGAGCCCTCCAGGTATCGTTAGGACCTCCACCTTTCACTATACTTTCAACGGTATAGTCAGGTCGGTCGTGAAATAATCTATATTGACATAATAATGTCAGTACGGACTGTTTCTCACCAGATGTTCCTTCAAGGAACTTTCTGTAAGGAATTAAATCCTTTGGAAAGCCCTTTTTGTTACACTTGGTAAACGGTATTGGAGTGATATGTTGATCCATCGCATAGCGATGTGCAACAACATAAAGCTGTTTAAGATATTTCCCTGTCCATACTTTTCCTTTGTCTTTTAACAAAGAATTGGTTTTGGACTCGTAAATGTTTATTAAATGTGCAGCCTCTTTCATATTCAGATGTGATGAGACAAGTCCTCGTAAGAGGTCCTTGGATCTTCCTTTGAATAGAACTGTAGGTTTCATGGTATATTCCGTAAGGAGTATACTAGCTCTCGCTCTCTTGTAAGAGAGGTGCCCAGTAAAGCAACCGACTGCTCAGTTGCGACGACCCACTTGGTAGTGG